TGTACCAAGGACCATCTTTGGAATATTCTTTGTAGAAATTTCCCGGCCCATGATCTTCTTGCCGCAAATGAAGATAACCGTGGTTTGAGTACTCTCCACGCCCATACCCTTGCTCTCGTTCTCAACCTGTCCATCCAGATAGGTTATCCTGCTGGCGCTCCAGCCCAGGCTCCGAGACGCATCGGTATTCAAGGACCATTCGATGCCACTTTATTGTGGTATCAAGCCTACTTAACACGCCCAGCTCACTGGGAGTTTGGTAGCTTTGGCCCCCTTGAAGACTACTCAACCCTTCCTTTTGACCGCCGTTTGATCGCGATCTGGGGTTCTGCACCTCTTAGCAGAGCCTTCGATTACCTTCCATTCAAGCGTTGGTCTCCCGATCCCAAGCGCGCTCGCGTGTTTTGGGCTGCTTGGCTTGCTGAGCAGGTTGGTGTCAATTGTAAACAAGTTCTCCGTAAGGCGAACCTTGACCCTGACGTCATTACAACCTATCTCAAAGGTCTGCGTTCTGCAGATTTTGAAATAGATCTATGCTTCGTGCATGGAGCCCCTGGCTCCGGCAAGAGTTACCCCATCCAGCAAACAATTAAAAAATGGGCTACTCAAGAAAACCTCGAAGTATACCTAGCTGGTTCATATCTCTCTTTTTTCCGTGTCGCTCTTCTTGAGGACTGGAAACAAAAACTCCAATTTCCTTCGGAGTTCAACTTCTGCCTTAAAACGTTTGAAGTTCTCCTCGGCGTCGAAGTCGAGTTCCTCATTATTGATGAGCTTTCCCAGGCACCCCCTGGTTGGCTCGATTTTGTGGTTCTCTACAATAACAATCTTCGTCGCGTCATCGCTCTAGGTGACGTTTGCCAAGGTCAATTTGTTTCTGGTTCTCGTGATCCCCTCCCTTTGGATATGCTTCCTTCAGCTATCCATACAGTCCTTCCTTGTTCTACTCCTTACATCGATTTCACCAGACGACTCCCTCAACTTTTGGCTCAACGCCTTTCACTTTCTACCCGTTCGACTATAGCGGGCTCAATCACTTATGGTCATCACCTCAAGCCTGGTTACCAAATTTTGGTTTCTTCTATGGCTGAGGCCTCAAATTGGTCTGTTCAACAACAACGACCAGTTTACACTTACACCTCCCCCCAAGGCAAAGAGTGGAATGACGTTCAAATCGTCATTACTACAGCATCCCTATTGGCCGTCTCTAACGAGGCCTACTGGACTGCTACCACTCGTTGCCGTCGCAATTTACATATCGTTTTTGCAACTGCGCTTGACAAAGCCACAATTTTGTCGCATCCTTTTTTGGGTGCTGTCTTAGGTTACAAACAACCTCTTGAACGGTTTTCTGCGTTTCCAATCTTAAAAACGCTGTCCTTCCTGCATGATCCAATCGTGCAACATCCTCATGGCTGTGCTCCTCGCACTGTCGGTGAGGTCTTGTCCTCCTGGACATTCCATCGGTATGATGAGCTCCCTCCTTCTTTTAGGGCTCTCATGCCTCTGGTTTCAATCCCTGATCAGTACGATGAGAAGGTCACTGAGCCCGAGCTCAATGACCCTCCTGTCCGAACATCTCTCCCCAAAGCATCACACCCACGTTGGTGGTCTGAAACGAACCCTCCTAAGGCTCGTGAAGACCGCGAACTTTTCTGGCGTGGTGTTATGGGACGTCAATACGATGACGTCAAAACAGGCAAAGAACCTCGCGGTGAATGTGAAAACATTTTCCCACACCAGTCCGCTGGTCGAGATCCCACCCTGCTACCCACGGCTGTTGAGAAGCGTTTACGCTTTTCTTCACCACAAAAAAATGCTTTACGCTTTGAGCAACAATCAAAGCTTGGACCCCTCATTTTCGAGGAGTTCAGAAAACAATTCAATCTTCCAGAAACTTCGGAGTTCGATCCTGAACTCTTCATGTCTTGCGCTGCTGAAACTG